CTTTTCTATCTCATCTCTTTTATATTTAAAACTTTTATTCTGCACTAATGCTGGACTTAATGATTTATTACTTATCTTTTTTAAATAATCCTCGTATAACATCATTTCTTCATCTGATAATTTGTATTTTGTTTGTATCATTTCCTTTATTGTGTCTACAGTTGCATTTTTTAATTCCAATATATAATCCACTCTTCCCGGGCGAATTGCAGCCGGGTCTATATCTTCTAAATGATTCGTTGTAAATACTATAATAGCATCATGTTGTTCTACAATACCATCAAACATATTTAATACATATTCTAATGTAAGTTCGTCCTCGGCCGGTTTATTCATAACATTCATTGTATTGCTCGCATATTCCTTTAATAATTTTATCTGCTCTAATATTTCCTTTGGCGTATCTATTTCACTGGCCGTATTATCTAATTTGTTCGCTAATACTGTAATATCCATATGCGATGCATCATCATCGTCGTTATATGGTTTTTTTATGACATTTTTTTTTCTGGCTTTCAATGCCTTATTGTAATTAGCATCAAAATCTTCAAAAATAAATATAACATCTTTCAATTCCTTTTTTTTACCATTAAACGTGGTATTTCTAAGAATACTTGATAATTCTCCACAAGTTTTTATTCTTGACCAAGGAACTAATACCGCATCCCTTCCAGTATAATTCAACATACCACGCACTATACATGTTTTACCAACTCCTGGCGGACCATGCAATACCACTGTTAGTTTATATGTTTGTCCGGATTCTTCATATTCAGCCTGATGTTGCTCGCGATTATGAACAAACTTGTCAAGTTGTTTCATGAACTCCGGTTTTTCAGGAAAAAATATGTTTTTCATTAGATGTTTATTGGATTTAAAAGGCGTTTCAATATATTTAGCCACTTTTCGGTCATCATCATCATATTCCGTTTTGCTATATTCAAATATATACTGCTTGTTTGTATTTTTTTTTAAATATGCATTATGTTGTTCTATGCATCTTTCCAAAAACTGGTGTAATACATCCGTATTATTTCCTGGTGTAGATATTTTACACAAATATTGTTTGTAAGATTGCGACGTTTTCTTTGCCTTGTCATCTTTATCATCATTGGATTCGGTAGATACAGTTATTTCAAGCCAAATATTTAATTCTGTGCATATTTGCACTTTTTTATTTTGATATGGCATCAAAATATATTCTTCTAATTCGGTATGAGAATATTCTTTACAAGCATCCATAATTTCCATAATTTCATACAATTGCATAAACTTCACTTTACAAATATGTAGCAAAAAATGATGCAATGCTTTGAAACGATGACTATATTTTAGTTTGGTAATCTCCTTTGCTGCAAATCCACTTATATGATACGACTTTTTATGAGATGGTATGATAATAAACGATTCGGTTGTATTGTTAATATAAGAAAAAAACAGCGAATAATAAGTATCCGGAATATTTTTATACATAAAATACACAATAGCTATAATACTAACTATGCGAATATCACTCGTTAATTTTCCGGATATTTCGGTAATTAGCTTTGAATATATAGTCATTTCAATCAATTGTGTCGGGTCAAGCATCTGAATAGATATTATTGTATAAAGTGACTAGTGTAATAGTAAAACTAATATAATACGGTTTATATTAGTTTTGTATATTGTTTATCATATAGTAAAGACTAATGTCTGGTCGTATGGATTAAAAATCCATATGGTCAGCATGATGCTAGGTGTATGGTATGTGATGCTCATGGGCATCATACCACACCTAGACATTAAATCATATACCATTATACAATCAATCTAGGTAATTCTCGCTGCAAACTTTCCATCTTTTCTAAACTAAACGGATTATTCGTATTATGTGCTTCCCAGAAATATCTGCAAAATGCCCATTGAAACTCCATCTTTGATGTCAGTTCAGGATATGTTGCAAACAAATATGTTCGTATACTTTCAGGCAATAGACATAGTTGCTCAGGAGGTAATACATAACTCAATTGAACATATGGCGAAAAAGGGATGCTTGTGTTTGGAACAATAAACTCCGATGCGAAATGCGGAACATATTTTATTAAATCTGCGAATAAAGGCGGATAATGATAGTTATATTTCCATTTCCAGTCGGGACATCCCTTAGTGTAATACTTGAATACCCATTCTAATCCTTCCAAATAATTTGTGGAAACCATCTTCACAAACAAAGTATCATCAGTATTTTCTGGTTTATGAAATAGTGCATTATAATAGCGTGTTTCCCAATGAGCATCTTTAGGCGCAATATACTTTTCTTCTGCCCTAAAGATTACAGGAGAATTATTGATAAGTTCTTCTTTTTCTTTTGGAGTTGTTTCCGGCCATTGTCGTTTATCCCACTTGTCGCGTAAGTCGTATTCTTGCAATAGTAATGTATGTTCATTCTTAGCCAATTCCTTTACCAGTATATTTACATTTTTCCAAATAATCTGTTCTCCATTCCTAGTTATCAAATATTGACCGGGTTTCGCTACGACTTTGCGATATGTATCAAGCAATACCTGTATTCCATGAGTCCGAATATTGGCGGCTGGAAAATGCGGTAAAAAATCATTTCCCAAAAAAAAGCACAAAAATACGTAATCAAATACGCGATATTTGTCATAGAAATTATCACATGCCATTTCTTTTGAAATTGACTTCATGAATTTGTGTACATTCAAGAAAAGTGGCAATTTACTATCGGCCGGATTTGAATATTTATGGGTTTTTGTATCGCCAAATACAATGGCTTCCCTAAAAATATAAATATTATAACAATAAATAGTGTGAAATATAGACAACATAATAAGGTCCGAATCTAATCCGTATATTGCAACATTGTCATGTATATTAGAATTGGCACGTAAATGCTCATACATTTTATGTTCTCCTTCACCAGGCACATTAGACCCAGATACAATGATTTGTTTTACGCCATATGCAGCGTATTTGTGTTCAAACTCATGCGCAATTTGCGATGATAATGTATTCATGAAATTGGTTCCGGGAGTAATAGATGCAGTATTCCATCTGGATTTGTTTGTAATAAAAGGGAGGGTAGATAAATGTTGTGATTTGTATCGGCGTGTTCGTTGTTGCTCCATTTTAGCAAATGGGGCAACCCCGTCAAATGCAATATATATGGTATTAGAAGGATTAATAAAATGAATGTATTTTTTAATGTTCGCAATTACATCGGCAATAATATACCGTTCAATTTCTGACATATCCATGGTTTGATATGATTCTAGTTTTTCTAAATTATGAAAAGCATCGTATATAATTGAATTGCAATCCATATACAACTTTGAAAATGGAGTTCTAGCAACATTTTTTTGAAAATGCAATGTGCTTAATATATGCGCATGGTTTTTTATAATATAGGCAAAATAACTTGGTATTCCCATTGTGATTATTCGTAGTTAGTAATATGGAATGTCTATTAGTAATAGATAATTCTGTTTATATATTTTTTTATAAATATTATTATACCGATAAGGGTATGTTTTATTCTATGAATATAAATTATATCTTTGTAATATGACAAAAATAACAAAAGATACAATTGTAAAAAACACGGTAAAAATGAAAACGGCATTGCAAAATAGTAATATGGGAACAATGCAATTTATTCGTGAAAAAATATTGTATTTTCAAGAAATAATGCGACGGACAATTTTATCTATACAATTTTACAAAAAACACGATATATTTAGTAATAGTGATGTTTCACTTTGTATCCAAAATATAAATGAATTATATGAAAAATCAAATGAAGTTCTAGAGCACCTAAATAGTGCAAATTATAACGTTAGTTCTCCTGATATAAAAGATTACACCGAAAACTTGATGACACTATTGCAACACATAATTGATAAACTATCCGTTATTATTTGTGGGTTTGGAACTCACAGTTTTGACGATTTATTATATGTGTGTATTGGTTCTCAATATAAAACTATTGTATACGAAACACCCGAATTGCAAAATAAAATAGAACTTATACGAAAATACATACACCCCATTGCATACAAAACAATCGTAGGAAAACCAGATAAAGTCGGATATACACTGTGTTCAAATAAAATAACGGAAGATATCTTACATATTGAACGTTCTCGTAATTACGAATGTTATGATATAGAATGTATACAACATACTAAATCCAGTTTTTATAGTAAAATATATGGAATACGCGTTGTATTACAAGACGAAACTACTCAAAAAGCGATTGTAGTGACTGGTATGATTGATGATATAATAGTTAAATGTGTTTCTGGTCCGTATATAATAAAACGACGGAACGATATTATAAATAATCTACCCGAGGGTTCATCTATAGATAAAAATATATTGGAACGTTTCATTGATATAATGTCGCTAAAGGATTTTTTAATTTGGGGGAATGAAGATATTTACAAAAAATACGCGTTGGTTATTAAAGACGTTTCCATGGTTAAACAATATAAGGCTGACCAATTAATTAAAAAGTTTGTAGAAATGGACGTATATTCGCAGAGAACAATGTTATTAAATCTATTGGCATACAATAGCGATGACGAAGTACGTTATATAACCTACATGTTATACGATGTTATTACTGCAAATAATGTGAGCGGGTCAACATCAATTGCGTCTACACAAAACTATGTAGTAGGGGAAACGTTGGATACACGGGACCAAATACTCATTTATGACAGTTTCCCATGGCCCGCCAAATTGCAATTCAAGGATGTTATGAAGTTCACTGTTAAATATACCCAGGAAATGATTAATAAATATGATATAAATCGGGTTTCAATAGAACAACAAATTTATTTAATGAAAGTTCCCGAATACATAAAGGAAAAGGCTATGGTAAAACTAAAGGAAATAAAAGGAAAAGGTGATGACAATAGCTCAAAAGCAAAACAATATTTGGAGGGTTTATTGAAAATACCATTTGGTATCTATAAAGAAGAACCCATTTTAAAACGCGTAAAAACCAATAATTCAAAGTTTATCCAATTATTACCTAAATTGGATACATCATCTCTATATCCAAAAAAACCCAAATATACAAACATTGAGCTACTCAAATATTCAACTGCTATTTCAGGAGAACTTACAAAACAAATGGATAGTTTTATATTAAATACGCTAAATACTTCTCAAATTAAAATAATATCAAATATTGCTAAATATATTCAGGATTACATAAATACCGACAATGTCCCATTTGTGTTCTCCAAAAAGAAAAAAGAATTGCGGCAACAAATATACAATTTCCTAAATACCAATCCGATATACAAGCCCAAAATATACAATTTTATTGCGAATGATTCAAGAGCCTCTTTACCACAAAATATATCGGAGATAATCCAAATACAACGTGAAATAAAGCACACAGAAAGCGATATGAATATGGTATCGGATATACTGAATGATTCTATTCATGGGCATGATTACGCTAAAAATCAAATACTTAAAATAATAGGACAGTGGATGAATGGTGAACAGAGTGGATATTGCTTTGGATTTGAGGGTTCTCCCGGTGTAGGAAAAACATCTGTTGCTAAAAAAGGATTGGCTAAATGTTTAATAGACGAGAACGGACAATCGCGACCATTTGCATTTATTGCATTAGGTGGTTCATGTAATGGTTCCACATTGGAAGGTCATAGCTATACCTATGTCAATTCTATATGGGGACGTATAACCGATATATTGATGGAATCTAAATGTATGAATCCTATTATTTATGTGGATGAATTGGACAAAGTCAGTAAAACCGAACATGGAAAAGAAATCATAGGAATATTAACACACTTAATAGATACAACACAGAATGACTGTTTTCAAGACAAATATTATAGCGGTATCAATTTGGATTTGTCTAAAGCCCTGTTTATTTTTTCATATAATGACCCTAATAATATAGACCGTATATTGTTAGACCGTATTCATCGCATTCGTTTTGATAATCTCACTATAGATGATAAAATGGTTATAGTAAAGGATTATATTTTGAAAGAAATAAATGATAAAATGGGGTTCTCAGATACCGTAATTTTAACCGATGAAATAATTGAATATATTATAGAAACATATACATTAGAACCAGGTGTGAGAAAACTAAAAGAGGTACTTTTTGATTTGTTCGGAGAAATAAATCTGGAATTATTGAAATGCACTAACGAGAACATTGTTATACCATTGAATATTTCTATAGATGATTTAGATTCAAAGTATTTGAAAAAATACCATAAAGTTCAAGAAACTAAAATCCCGGCAAAAAGTGCTATAGGTATTATTAATGGATTATGGGCAAATGCTTTAGGAAAAGGCGGTATAATACCGATTGAAACAATGTTTTTCCCGTCGTCTGCTTTTTTAGAACTAAGACTAACTGGTTTACAAGGCGATGTAATGAAAGAAAGTATGAATGTAGCGAAAAGTCTGGCATGGAATTTGACTTCATTAGAACAGAAAAAATCTCTACTAAAAATGTTTGAAGAGACGAAATGTCAGGGATTGCATATACATTGCCCACAAGGTTCGGTTGCTAAAGATGGTCCTTCTGCAGGAACAGCTATAACAGTTGCTATATATAGCCTATTAAACAATTTAATGATAAGCAATACAATTGCTATAACTGGAGAAATCAATTTGCAAGGTCAAGTGACCGCAATAGGAGGACTAGATGCGAAAATATTGGGCGGTATTCGTGCCGGTGTAAAAACATTTTTGTATCCAGAATCAAATCATAAGGATTATGAAGATTTTTTGGAAAAATATACCGAAAAACCATTTTTAGATGGAATAGAGTTTATTGAAATAAGTTCAATAGAACAAGTAATTACACATATTTTCAAAGTATAGTTATATTGCGTAGTTATAGAATAAACTTTCTCATATCTATATATACAGTATGGGAGACACGTTGAATGTTTATTTTATTTTGTATACTGCATTTAGATTAGCTCCATTTATTGTAGTTAGTTTTTTTACCTTATCATCGGTATTAAATCAAGACTTAAAAGGTGTTATATATTTGGCAGGATTATTATTTGCGACATTTTTTTCTATTATTATAGCTCCGTTTACAAAATATTTTCCAGCTATAAATCAAACTCCTGAAAATGAGGCAATATGTAATTCATTAACATTATCAAAAACGGGCAAGTTTTCGGAAATACCATTAGGAATGGTTGTATTTACATATACGTTTTTCTATCTAGTTGATATAATTAGTAATTATGATTTAGTTTCGCAAAATGTGCCAACATTTATTATTTTCCCAGTTTTAATAATAGCCGAAGCTGTTTGGAACTTATCCAAAGAATGCACCACATTTGGTCATTTATTTACTGCATTTGCAATTGGGTCATTATGGGGATTTTTATGGGCACGTATTATACGGAGCACCGGTTCAGTGCAATTGCAATATTTTAACGGTATAAACAATGGGCAAGTGTGTTCTCGGCCTTCTAAACAAAAGTTCAAATGTACCATCAATAGATAATCAATAGCCATACCTATTCATATGGGGTTATCCATATGAATAGCCAATTGAGGTTTAACTATCAAAATGCTGTAAATTGTTAATTAACCATTTTTTTATATGTTCTACTAGTCTTTTTCTATGAAAATCGTCTGCAATCATGCGAATGCTATAGGATTTATCTAATAAATGAATCAAGAAATAATTTATTATATTCACTGTATTTGCTTTTGAATATTTGTCATGTAAAAGTTCTCTAGGAAATAGGTCAAAACCTTTACGCTGATTCACTTCGTTATGAAATGTATAAAAAAACTCAATCAATTGTTCTTTAGTTTGAATATTGTTTATATTTGTATTTGCTAAATAAGTTATGGCATGTTGAGAACAGTATGGGCACGGTAAGTTTTTGCAAATATTTGTTATAATTTGTAATAACTCCATACGTATACTTGAAAAACTCTCGGGTTTAACTTTTTCGGCAATAGTGTGAAAAAAAAACCATATAGGTTCTCCCCATTTCATTTTCTTTTTACTAGGGTCTTCGGGTATTTCTTTAATTGTTTGGACAGGGGCAGGTGTAAATGTAGATTGTGCATTGCGTTGCATGCGACTCAAACTTAAAATATTCATCATTGAAATATTATCTGAACGAATAGATGGAGGTAATGTTGATCTAGGCTTAGAGAACATTAGATTCATTAATAGTTATATACTATCAATAAAAAATAAAAAAGTATTTTACTAAATGATATAGTAAATGACAAAAACCGAATGAATATAAAAATATCAGTTATATATATACAAATGGAAACGAAAGAACAACTTATTAAGTGTGTTAAAGAATGGGTTCGTATAGATAATGAAATACGACAATTGCAAAAGGAACAGGCAACTAGAAAAGCCGAAAAAAAAAACATTTCAAAAGATTTAATAGAAGTTATGCGGAAAAATGAAATAGATTGTTTTGACCTAAAAGACGGTCAATTAATGTATACTAAAAAAAACGTGAAAAAACCAATAACCAAAAAAAATCTAGTAGGTATTTTGGCCAATTTTTATAAAGGTGATGTGGAAAAGGCGGTTGAATTGAATGAGTTTATTATGGAAAATCGCGAAGAAGTTGTTAAAGAAAGTATTGTGAGAAAAGTGTTTAGGGCGGATGTATAAACGCATTTTTCCTAAACTAATCCTAATTCAGGAATTGTATATCCTCGTTCGGTTTTTACACATTTGGCAATGATTTGCGGATTTTCACGTTCTGCTAAAATATCTTCGGTTTTGTAAACATTGTTGTATTTATCAATATAATATACAATACCCTTTATTTCTTCGGCAATAACCTCAAGCTTTTGAGTGGTTTGTCCAGTGGATTCAGTGTTGTCTTCTGACATAAATCCATGGGGAACACCTTTGTTATGTGTTCCACAAAACTCGCATCCTTCTTTCCTCTGTCGCGTGCATTGTTCACCATTTGCACGCCGGGCATTACAACGATTTAATGTTGGTATGGCATTTTTCACACGCTTACGTTTCACAAAATCTTCTTTAGTAAGAATAAGACGATTATAGTCATACACATGTTCCAATAATGCGTTTATTTTCTGTTTTTCCTGAAAATCTAATTCTGTTATTTTACCGCGAATACTGTCTTTTAGACCAGTAACATATGTCTCAATGCGTTTATTAATGTTTTTTTCCATCGTTGCAGAATACTAGTAAATATTTGTTCTAAATAATATAAAGAATATATAGATGTATCTATTTCAATTTTGTTATAGTATTTCTGGAAACTACTTAAAGTATGCGTTAATAAGATTGTTCATTATCACATAAAATATTTTATTTAGTATAATATTTTATTTAGTATAATATTTTATTTAGTATAATATTTTATTTAGTATAATATTTTATTTAGTATAATATTTTATTTAGTATAATATTTTATTTAGTATAATATTTTATATATTTTAATTATATAGTATGAGTATCATCCTAACGACTACTTCACTTACTGATATTAATAATAATATATCAACAAAGGCAAGTTCTGAATCTCCAATATTAACTGGTACTCCTACTGCACCTACTGTACCTATTGGTGATATTTCAAGAAATATCGCAACTACCGAGTTTGTACAAAACTCAATAATTGCACTATTTGATGACCCTGTTCATGGACCTACTGGACCTACTGGACCTACTGGACCTACTGGACCTACTGGACCTACTGGACCTACTGGACCTACTGGACCTACTGGACCTACTGGACCTACTGGACCTACTGGATATACTGGACCTACTGGATATACTGGACCACAAGGGATAGGAAATACTATTCCTCTTAATTATTTTAATTACAATAAACCAAATATTTCATATAAAAACAGTAATAAATCATGGCAGTCAGTAGCAATGTCGTCTAATGGAACGATACAAACTGCGATAGTTTTTAGTGGATATATTTATAAATCAACAGATTCAGGTGCAACATGGACCCAAGCGACATCTGATGCTGCTAGAAATTGGTATTCAGTAGCAATGTCGTCAGATGGAACCAAACAAACTGCGGTAGTTAATGCTGGATATATTTATAAATCAACAGATTCAGGTGCAACATGGACCCAAGCGACATCTGATGTTGGTAGAGACTGGAGATCAGTAGCAATGTCGTCTGACGGAACGATACAAACTGCGGTAGGTAATAATGGATATATTTATAAATCAACAGATTCAGGTGCAACATGGACCCAAGCGACATCTGATGCTGCTAGAGACTGGAGATCAGTAGCAATGTCGTCTGACGGAACGATACAAACTGCGGTAGTTAATAATGGATATATTTATAAATCAACCAATTCAGGTGCAACATGGACCCAAGCGACATCTGATGCTACTAGAGACTGGGTTTCAGTAGCAATGTCATCTGATGGAACGATACAAACTTCGGTAGTTAATAATGGATATATTTATAAATCAACAGATTCAGGTGCAACATGGACCCAAGCGACATCTGATGTTAATAGAAATTGGCAGTCAGTAGCAATGTCATCTGATGGAACGATACAAACTGCGGTAGTTAATAATGGATATATTTATAAATCAACAGATTCAGGTGCAACATGGACGCAATCTATACCTAATTTTATTAGAAACTGGTATTCAGTAGCAATGTCATCTGATGGAACGATACAAACTGCGGTAGTTATTGGTGGATATATTTATAAATCAACAGATTCAGGTACATCATGGACCCAAGCAATATCCGATGTTAATAGAAATTGGCAGTCAGTAGCAATGTCGTCTAATGGAACGATACAAACTGCGGTAGTTATTGGTGGATATATTTATAAATCAACAGATTCAGGTACATCATGGACCCAAGCGACATCTGATGCTGCTAGAAATTGGTATTCAGTAGCAATGTCGTCAGATGGAACGATACAAACTGCGGTAGTTAATAATGGATATATTTATAAATCAACCAATTCAGGTGCAACATGGACCCAAGCGACATCTGATGCTACTAGAATCTGGCGGTCAGTAGCAATGTCATCTGATGGAACGATACAAACTGCGGTAGTTAGTGGATATATTTATAAATCAAGAGATTCAGGTACATCATGGACCCAAGCGACATCTGATGCTACTAGAATCTGGCGGTCAGTAGCAATGTCATCTGATGGAACGATACAAACTGCGGTAGTTAATGGTGGATATATTTATAAATCAACAGATTCAGGTGCAACATGGAACCCAGTGACATCTGATGCTACTAGAAACTGGGTTTCAGTAGCAATGTCATCTGATGGAACGATACAAACTGCGGTAGTTAATGGTGGATATATTTATAAATCAACAGATTCAGGTACATCATGGACCCAAGCGACATCTGATTTTGGTAGAGGCTGGACTTCAGTATCAATGTCGTCAGATGGAACTATACAAACTGGTGCATATTATAATAGTAGTGGATATATTTATAAATCAACAGATTCAGGTGCAACATGGGGTCTATCTTATACAACATATATAAATAATATTATATTACCATTTTCAAATATAGCAATGTCTTCCAATGGAACTATACAAACTGCTGTGGTTTCAAATGGGTTTAGTTATAAATCCACAGATTCCGGTTCAACATGGACGCAAACTACTTTTGGTGCTACTAGAGCTTGGAGATCAGTAGCAATGTCGTCTGACGGAACGATACAAACTGCTGTAATTACTGATGGATATATTTATAAATCAACAGATTCCGGTTCAACATGGACGCAAACTACTTTTGGTGCTACTAGAAACTGGTGGTCAGTAGCAATGTCATCTGATGGAAAATACCAAACTGTTGTAGTTAAAGGTGGATATATTTATAAATCAACTGATTCAGGTGCAATATGGACGCAAGCTACGTTTGATGCTACTAGAAGCTGGCAGTCAGTAGCAATGTCGTCTCTTGGGTCGTCTGATGGAAAATACCAAACTGCTGTAGTTAACGGTGGATATATTTATAAATCAACGGATTCCGGTGCAACATGGACGCAAGCTACTTTTGATGCTACTAGAAATTGGCAGTCAGTAGCAATGTCGTCAGATGGAATACTGCAAGTCGCAGTAGGTGATTCTGGTATTGTATATATTTCTCCAAACTCAGGAGGATTTTGGTATAGGCCATTTCAAGTTTTCAGCGATAATTTTTTAGATGTATCCATTGATAGTACAAATAAGCTTATAACATTAACAACAACAACTAACATATATTATTGTTATTATGATGACTCTAATATTTTGCAACTATATTTTTCAACAGTTAATAGTGCACTAACTGCTAATAATGGATTATTGAAAACAATACCAAATGGAAATACATTATATTCTATAGGGTTAAATATATCAACTGTATTAAAAATCACAAAGGTATAATTTTATTTAATATAATATTTTATATATTTTAATTATATATAGTATGAGTATCATCATAACGACTACTTCACTTACTGATATTACACCTTTGGACATTTAAAATGCCTAATTAAATATTTTTGGTTCAGCATAAAATTTAAAGTTTTCATAATGATTATACAAGTTTCCATTTATTTTATCTTTACACCTTTGGACATTTAAATTGCCGATTTACTTATCATATGCGTCGGTCATTAAATTCGCCTTTATTGTGCAATAATTTTTTATGTCTTCTAATAAAAAATTAGGTTGAATATTATAGGTATAAGGGATAATATGATTAAGTATAATATTGCGCGGTATTCGTTCCATATAGATGTCAAATGCTAATCTATTTATATCATTTTTATATTATATATAAAACAATTTAAAGAACTCGTTTTATATAACTTTTATCTATTTATCATCTTGTTATTTTCTACAAAATACACTATGTTTTCCGTTTTGTTTTTCTTGTTTTTCTTGTTTTTCTCGTTTTTCTTGTTTTTCGTTTTTTACCGCGTTTAAAAGTAAATCCAACTTTTCCTCCACGTGCAACTAGATTTTCTACATCTTCTTCTCGACCTTGAAACTCAGCTATTCCTTTAATAGCGTTTTGATCAGCAAGGAATTTTTCAATATGATTTAGAGGCTGTTCTGCTGGAACATGACTAAGAGAGTTATGTATATTAAGTAAACCTTCGCGACTCCTAAATTGTTTATATTTATCCGCACCATCAAACATATAATCCATATTTGTTACATTACTAGTATTAAAATCAAGAGGTTGATTAAAAGACTCACATTTAGCAAACATAAATGACATATCTGTTACATTACTTGTATCTGAAAAATGAATTGGTTGATTAAAAGACACACAATTAGAAAACAAACCTCTCATATTTGTTACATTACTTGTATTAAAATGAAGAGGTTGATTAAAAGATATACACCCAGCAAACATAAATGGCATATCTGTTACATTACTTGTATTAAAATCAAGAGGTTGATTAAAAATCAAACAAGTAGCAAACATATATGACATATCTGTTACATTACTTGTATCTGAAAAATGAAGAGGTTGATTAAAAGTCACACAATTTCGAAACATATATGACATATCTGTTACATTACTTGTATTCCACTCAAGAGGTTCATTAAAAGTCTCACAATTAGAAAACAAACCACTCATATATGTTACTCTACTGGTATCCCAGTTAGTAATATTGTTTCTTAAATCAGCTGGTAAATCGGGATGATTACGGTCTGCACAATACAATAAAGCATAATAATGAATATTACTATCATTAATTATAGTTTGTTGAGAAGCATTCATTAAAGTTATATATTATATACATAAAATATTTATATATTATAGAAATAAAACGAAACAAAAATATAAAAACGCGGCAGCTTCGCATCGGCAATTTAAATGTCCAAAGGTGTAAAACACCCAAAATACTTAAACAAATTACTTAAATATAAATAAATAAATACTGTATATGCCATTTATTACTTTTATTTATAAAGTTGGAAAAAACTATAAGACATATCATGGTAAATATTGTTTTGATTACATTTCAGATGACCACGAAGGGTTAGATAATGAAGTAAAATATATATTGATAAAAGGATTAAATAAGTATAGAAAAAAAAATAATATTCAAAAATTAAAGACAAAAATTAGTATAGGTATATTATCTTTTTCATCAAACCACATTGTTCCGACTTATTCAACTGAGAATGAAATAAAATGTTTTGATTTTTATTGTAATTATGATAATGAAATATACATTAATGGAAAATTAATATAAAATGGGCATGTTAAATGTTCAAAGGTGTAATAATATAGCAACAAAGGCAGTTAGTGTAAATATATATAGGATTTTTATTCTATCCATTCGGTTGGTCGTATTTTAGTTCCACCATGATATCGGACAGCATACCCTTGCTCAACCATCCATTCATTGATACAAACCCCGTCTAAATATACATCCGCCAATAATCTACCATATTTCTCCGAACTCGTGTTTTTTAGTTGAACTATTTTGTTCATCAATTTTGTCTGCAAAGTGTCGCGGATTTTTTTAGCCAAATCCTTTTCTTTTTGCGTTTGCCCTTTGATTTCTGGCGTATCAATACCATTAAGTCTCACTGCAATTCTATATATAGCCGACTTTGAATAAGGCAGTCGTGCAGCAATTGTAATAGTATCGCCATCATATACTTTAATTACCTTGCCATATGTAACAGGTGGAACAAAAGGCACAGTATTGTCATAAGAGATATTCGTAAAATCATCTGATTGAACTGCTATAGATGTATTTGAAATACAAGAACATACAAATATCGCTAGTAATGCTTTATATAGTTGATGAATCATTATTACAAATATACAAGGATGGATAATTCTGAGTAGGATAACAAATAATCTATTACTTTTATTGTATGAATAATTCATACAATAAAACCCCAGTTTCAATTTTCTTTGTTAGGACTATATAAAAACTTATAACATTGAATACCTGGACACAAATTAACTACTGTCTGAATATATGAATCTAGGTCATCAATAAATACTACTTCACCATAGTTTCCCAAATTGAAATACCGATTGATATATTCGCCCTTTGATATCATATTTCCAGTATAATTTACCCTATAATCATCATAATTGATACCAATTTCTTTGAATTGATTACGAGTAAAAAATGCCGATTCCCTGCTTCTGGCAGTAAGAAATTGGAGTTCTCCACCTAAATCTTTCGCCTTTTTTACCAATTTCTCAAACCCTTGATAATCACAATGGTTCGGTTTATTGAATAGTCTATATTTTTCATACATTTCACTAGCCGAAATCCGTATTTCATCTTCGGACATACTCATAACACCTTGGTCATTCAATACATGTTTGAAACTATGTTTAGGACCCGTATTTTCACGCCTAATTTTCTCTATATATGTTTTCAAGCGATTATAAAAAAAATCAACATTATGGTCATATCCAATAACAGTATCGTCTATATCACATAATACTAATGGTCTATGTTTGGTTAATGATACGGCGGTAAATGTATTTATAGGAATTACTGAGTTTGTTATTACCGTTGGGTTAAACCTAAAATGAGACATTTTATATATTGTATAATACATAATTATTTAGGTAATACATCATCTTGAACTTTGACCATTACTAGTTTATTACGAATAATGTATATAGATGACACTGACAGTAGAGATAATTCCGCAGAACTTCGTAAAATCATAGGCATGTCATTAGAAATTACACTATAATATATCCACATACCAGATGATGCTATATTTAGAGTGCAAAATAAAAGAGATAAACTATTTGTGCTTTTGTTTTTGTATAACAAATACATAAAAATAAATCTAGCTAATATGGATAGCGACGTTGCAGTATATGGTATTGTTTTTATATGTGGACTATCCATTATATATAAATATTTGCAAGGTATAATTTCAAGTATAAATAAACTATAGATGTATTTTTCTAAAACATTTCAAATATTTTGGAATATACTTCTTGGGCATGAGTGCAAGCATCAATCAACATATCTTTACAAATACGATGGCCATCATTACCTGGTTCTTGTGTAAAAGCTACCCGAATAGTGCTATTAGGTAAATGGGGATGAAACTTTTTGAAACCGCAAAATGACAACGTATGTTCGCCTTCAAAATATAGATTATATAACGCATATTCAAGGACTTTTCCAATAGTATAATCCTCATCTTCCAGAGTAATATCATAACAATGGTCAATGGAGGTTTCGCTTCGTTCAATTGGCACAATATCACTATTGATAGCCTCAATCATCGCGACAAACTTGTTTTGCAATACTGCACATCCTTTTTTAATAATACTGCGATTATCATAAACCCCGATTGTTTGAACTACGAAATCAAACGAATCAGGTTTAAATATGCGTTGCGCATCCAGTGTGTTAAAGTTGCTTTTGTTGAAACGGATTTCGTCCTCGGTCATACCATCACTTACCAGTTTTGCTAAACGTTCTTCCCAAGCCTCGGTTATTTTTGTTAAATCGGGCGTATTGCCATATGCACACTTTGACACCACGTTATACATGCTGTTTACTTTCGCCATTGATACAGAAAACTCAGCGGTTAGTTTTATTTGTTCTCCTGGAATGGAATCGCTGATGCGCGGCTTCAATCTCACAAAATCAATATATTGTGATGTAATACGATTGGCTGGGAAAATGCGGTGAGTTTCTTGTTCGGTTAATAAGTTTCCAGTTGCCTTGTTACGAATACGGAAATGCTCAGTAGTGACATACATAACATTATCGGTTTCATTCTTAACATCAACCTCCAATACATATTTGTCGGTTAAAATATCTAAATCGGTCTCATGTATAGGAATGCAGCCCAATCGCTGTTTGATGATTTCATTATGCAAGCGGCTAGTATTTATTTCAATATTACACTTGTTATTGTCATATGTATCTGTAATAAATGCATAGGTCGGGATTTCTGACAACATGATACGGCGAAGGGCATTCGCTATACTTACATTCACATCACTTAGTGTGAAACTATATACATATCCGTCCTCACTTTGATTAGTAATTGCAGGGTTCATTTTCTTCTAAAATATACTGGTATTATATTATACAATAAATATAATTATTTCTAAATCAATTTTCCTTAGTATATTATTTATTTTTACAAAGTAATAGAAAATACAAATAGAAAATACAAATAGAAAATACAAAAATATATTATATACTAAAACATATATAAAGAAATGCATCCATATAAAATAACCCAGAGTGGTTCAATAGATAAGGTCCTATAGTGTAGCGGTTATCACTCCAGACTTTGAATCTGGAAACCTGAGTTCAAATCTCGGTAGGACCTATCCGGCAACGAAGTGGCGCATAGTTAGTTTACATGTCCTATAACCATAAGGTTGATATGAAATATACATCTTTGTCCATTTCGTTAGTGCTTTCTTAGCTCAGTCGGTAGAGCATGCGGCTGTTAACCGCAAGGTCTCAGGTTCGATCCCTGAAGGAAGCGTTTGTGAGTAATATCACAATATAAACTGTAAAGGTTTATATTATGTATTTTATTGCCGTATGTATGTCCATGCATGAATATATTGTATGAAATATCAATTTATTGCAATTATATAAACAGATAAACAATAGCAATAAACCGATATAAATACAACATATAAAATATTTATATATGACATCCTGTAGTGATAATCCGCATTATCATTTGTTTATACGTTTACTAGATTGTTCATCTGGAAAAGAAGTATATGTAGGAACTTTGCAAACAGACGCATTGTATGCATATAATATTGATAATTCGTATAGGGCATCTACCATAAAAGATCTAATAACCATTTGGAAAGACCGCAGATGTATTTTAGACAATGATGCGGTTGCATCGGTTGAATGGAACGATGAAACATTAGACCCAGAAATGTTGATTCGTGATGTATGCGTTGACAATAAAAAAATACCACTCTATATCCCTGACCCAAATAACCCGATTATTTTGAAATATTGGACAATGCAATAATTTATATTTTTTATGGACTTTTGTATTTGGTATAATATTGATTGTTTAGTATAGTTGTTTATTTGCGGTTTTTCAAAAGCACACATAGTTTAACTGCATCTGCTCGCACATTTCCCAAAAATGCCCTTTCATTCTCGGTATATTCCTTGTATTCATTATTAAGCGATGCTGTTATTTGATTTTTGATAAAGTGTAAGCGGCTGGGTAATATCAACATGACCGACTTTAATCCATAGGAAAACGATATATAGTCAACATGTTCTGAAATAATGTGCATCATTTCACATAGCAATCGGCAGCGTTCTATTGTAGTATTTTCTTCGGTTTTGCCATAGCATACATTTACAGATTTGCTATAGGTTTTCAAAGAAGCAATTAACCATTCTCTGAAAGGGATTGCGTTGGAAAACATGCGATGCTCATGTGAAAATGTCATTGTTATATTTTCCTGTATATCAGATACAGAGCCACTTGGAATAATTTTACCTGAACGAAGCTGCATTTTTCTTTTCGGTCGGTGTAATATAGTAGATATGAATTGAGGTTGTATAGTGCGAATTATAAAGGATACAAATCTATGTCTTATAAAAAGATACAAGACATAGATTTCAATTTTCTGAAACCCAGTTTACAGTTTTACCCATTTATATGTAGGCATATCTCGCAATACCGACCTCCATTTAGCATATTCTGGATGAGATTTCAAAAACTTTTTAGCGGTAAACTCTTTTCCACATGCAGGACCTTGTCTGCCAAAAAACTCCAGAGTTTGTGCCATAGAACTATCTGTTACTTTGCCATCTACGCACCCCCACGGATAAAAAGGGCGCTTCGCGCCCGGGTCCAAATCCGTATGTTTACATATCGTAAGAGAACTTGGCACATTTTTATTGATATTAGCATCATAATGGTCGCTGATTATATGTTTAGCAATATTGATATCTATTTTGCCATAGTACTTGTCCGTTAAAAGAGCATTTAACCTCGCATTTCGTGCCCCGGCAGATTCGCTTAAATCGCCAATAGTCCGGTCGTTTGTTTCTAAACTTCTCAATTCAAAATCCATTGCCGAGTTCATTCCATAGAAAATGCCATCTTTAGTAGTTTCTATATGTGACTTATTTAGGCCGATTTCGCATATCATAATTTGGTTAGTATTTATATCTCCAAACAGCCATGAACATGCGTAATCTCCCGCATTATTTTTCAGCATTATTTTTGCATATTCGTCTAAACTCTCGCCATATTGCATTGCTTCGCGAATCCGACAAAAATATGGTGTTCCAAACTGGGGTTCATATTTTGTATCCGATATAGTGGTTTCGCATCCAATAATTCCAGTATCGCACAAAAACCAGTCGGTTGCACTTGCAATATAACCTGCATATGTTTGCATAACAAACGAATGACCTGTTGTAGGAATAATTCGCATAACAATGTTTGCTAAAGGTCCGGTCGCATAATCGGAATGAGTATTGTGCGCCATAACTATTTTCCCGTCTTTTGTAGCTTTTCCACATGCAATGAATGCGCTACATCGTTGTCCTGCATCTTTATGGAGAGTGTCATAGTAAGAATACATGGATAACAGAGAGTTCCATGCAATCAAAAAATCCACGGATACTTTTGCACCTTTAGAAATACCTTTGATTTCCTCTAAAAACTCCGGATAGTATTTTACAATATTTGGAGTTATCAATTTAGCACAATCTTTTTCATATTCGGTTAATGTTTTTTTGAAATCGTTTTTTATTATAAATGTCAATACATGTTTGATATGTTTAAAATGATGTGCCAATAAATGACCATGCTGAAATCCTCGTTCAAATGGTTCTCCTTGTATAGTTATATCTATCCATCCTTGCAAAGAAGATTTTTGCGTCATTTTTTTGGTATGATTATTACGAACAACTCTATGCCGAACTGTTTTCTTTGTCATAAATAACTATATGAACAGTTAGTTATAATACTATGATAAAGTATTGAATGCTAATTATTTAGGAATAAAAAGCGTTAAAATAAAAACAAACATCAATATGTAAGGTAATATAACCAATACCCAAGAAATACCTTCAAAACCTTCTCTGCATATGAGATTCAATATCCAAGTCCAGAAGATAACATAAATGAACTTCAACGCAAATAATAGATTTATATCAGCAACATTGCAACTATATCTACCGATGCAATACGAATTAGGGTTGCCTAAGTTTTGTGCAAGCATGACGAATATTGTAGCGATTGACAATACAAAATATACAAATGCTGGCGTGCATACATTTTTTAATCCAGGGAGATTAGCCATTGAATACTATTTACTTATATAGTATGTTAAGAAAATAGATTGAACTTTTTCTAAATCTATGCCAAAGGCCTATTGTATATATTGTATTTTGAATCCACGGGTTGACTCAAAACTGATGGGTTTGGCAATACCGATTGCCCGATATTTCCAGAAATATAATTTGAACCTATTTGAGAGGTTGATATATCACCTATTGTATTCAATGGATTGAAACTAATAGGAGTTCCAGTTTGTCCATTAAACCATGAAAACCCTAACAAACTACCGCCGCGTTTCGTACCTTTTTTAGTGCGATTTTTACCACCTTTCATTTTATACATATCAGGTAATTGACGAGAGGCGGTTAACTGACTTGGTGAAATCGGGTCAGGGTCATGAGGATTCAATTTATAATAATACCTTTGAGGTAAGGTTCCGTCAAAACTCGGATTATCATTACCACCACCGCGACGTTTACGTGTGCAATTTGTTCCTCCTCTAAATAATGAAGGCATAGATGGCGATGGCGACACATTGTTTTGAGACATACATGCACCACAAGCAGCACATGTTCCACCAATAAAAAACTGTTGTTTTTGCTGCTTTTGTTTATGTTGTTTTTGTTTTCTATTAGAACGCGATTTATTTTTACGAGACTGTTGTTTTTTTGTAGTCATATACATAATCATTACAAAAAGATTTTTGTCATTTTTTATATTTTTTGATGTTCGTTAAATATTATTGATGCATTGTAAAATATTTATGCGATATCCACATGAGTTAACATATGCCTGCGACAGCATACATTTTTTAATTCCAACTCATCCAATACAATACCTTCTGGAGTCTTTTCCATGTTATTGGGGGTTAGATATACCACTTTGTCTAAATTGATACCATTTTGCAATTTTCGTTTGCGGACTTCTGACAAGAAATATCTATATTTGTCCGCTAAAACATTGCCGCAAGTGAAACATTTAACTGGGATAATCATGGTGTTGTATAATAATATATATATATATTTAGTGCATCTTTTAATTTGTTTGTATTTATAATCAATTTTATGCTAATAGTAATAAAAAGGTCTCTTTTATTTAGCCATTTACAGACGCGAATATATCTATTTATAATATAAATATGTCTAAGTATATACTACTTGTTCTATCCTTATTTTTATTGATAACTATTGCAATTTATGCAGGTATGTCTCATCTTAATGCATTAGAGGGAGCCACAACTATGGGAAATGCCCCCCCTAGTACTACTACACCCCCAGTTTCTCCTACACCAGCACCAACTACTGCTGCTTCACCACCCGCTTCTGGATCACCAACTACTGCTGCTGCACCGCCAGTTTCCCCTACACCGTCTCCAACTAGTGCCGGAACCGTAATAAATCCAGGAACATCAACTCCATTGATTGACCCGACCACAATCGCCGCAAAAACGAAATACAATAGCGACAATTTAAATGTGGAATATCATGATGACCCGCAAGCAACCAGTGGAAATAATATATACAATACACAAATGGGAACCGCTCAAGTATATGATGTCAACGGCAATTTAGTAGATGTAGTATCTAATGCAGTTCAAGGTAGTGTTGTATATTATCAACCCGGTTCATATAAATATGGAGCAACGAGTTATGTACCATATTACGAAGATAGTGTATTTTTATCGCGTTCCGCAAATGCTATAGTAAATACACCAACATATGTAACCACAGATATTGGTGGAGGATTTTGTAATAAATATCGCGCCGATCCTATACAATTAGAAGCCCAGTGCAACGCCATAAATAATGAAACATGTGCCGCTACAAATTGCTGTGTTCTTTTGGGAGGTCAAAAATGCGTATCTGGCGGAGAAAGCGGTCCTACAATGAAAGACAACTACAGCGATTTCATGATTGCCAATAAAGATTTTTATTACTATCAAGGCAAATGCTATGGAAATTGCCCAAATACGCCCCAGTTTCCGTTTCCTACCATACCTGAAAAACTACCGTATATGCCTCCGGCCCCGGGGCCGGTTCCGCCTATACCCATCGGGACACCAATGCCTCCGTTAGTGGCTAGTATTCCTCCCCCACCTGGTGTTTTTGCATAACTTCATTTTCTTTTACTAAATATCCCTTGGTAGTTTTTTTTCGGGCAACCTTTTTAGGGGGGGAGGCGGGTTGGTCCGTGGTCAAATTAGACATACTATGACATGTAGCATGGCATTTTTCGCACAAACTCATCAGATTGGCCGGGTGATTTTTATGAAAACTTCCTATAAATCCATTGGCATTCGCCGCCTTTTGCGGTTCCAAATGATGTATTTCGTCTCCTATTTCGGTTTTGCACATTTCGCAAACCCCGCGGATTTTGTTGGAGTTATATGTCGTAGTAGGGCGAGCAAGCTCGCCCCGGGCCGTAGGATAATATTTAGTCCTTATCTGATAAGCCCGTTCCAAAAAATCTTCCGGTAAATATAGCGATTTACATACTTCTAAACCATACATTCTATTACCCGGACCATCCCGCAATAAACGGTCATAGACCAAACAATCAAGCTCGCGGTCATAATGCACCGCCATATGTTTCAATGCCAGTTTTCCTAAATCCCGCATTTCATCAAAATTGATAATTTCGTGGAAATGTGTTGCGAAAATAAAAGACGACTGTTTCCGATGCAAATCCATCAACCCGGCCATAAAAATACTGAGTGCCGACTCCGTCTCCGTACCCGAACACAATTCATCGCCTAAAACAAGCGATGTGTTGTCCGCATTGCGCAATATCATTCTCAATTCCGACATTTCCACTGCAAAAGTAGACAGACCTTTAAACAAATTATCTACTCCTAAAATGCGGGAAAAAATCGCGGTATATGGGCTATACACGAATTGAGAACATGGAACATATAACCCTGATTGGGCCATTATCACGGCAATACCAAGTGCGCGAATTAGACTCGTTTTACCTACGGCGTTTGTGCCATACAACAATATGCCTAAATGGGGGGTGTGGGGGGTACCGGGTAAGGGGCACAGAACGGGCCCCGGCCAGGGGCCGGAGGCCCCTAAATCGCCTAAATGTATATCATTTGCCACATATATTTCGTTTTTTTGTAAGTGCTCTATGAGAACATGGCGCAATTGTTTTGCATCCACAAAAGAACTTGACTGCTGCACGATTTGCGGTTTGCAATAGTTGTATGTTTGTGCAATATATGATTTACATTGGAGAACATCCATTTTTGCAACATATTTTGCTAAATATTCTATATCGGATAAACAATCGGTTTCAAAATTGCCTAAAAACTCCAAATAAGCCGCTGCGATTTTTTCGTTGATTTTGTCTTTTAAGTTAAGTAGTGATCTACATATTTTGTCTAAACATGGGAGTTCAATTTCATCGGCGGATGTGGATGCAGAAGAGAACTTTATATCCGAAACCGCGAAAAATAATCCACCTGCTAAAGAAACTGTTTGGTCAGATATACCTCTAATGATGGTTTTCAGTGCCGCTGCGCGTTTCTTGGTTATCTGCAATGTATTTCCTGACTTTTCCGTAGTATGTATTTTAATATATTCAGTTTCAGTCGCAGAACTTGTGGTCTCGGCATTGCGCATCAAACTATTTAACCACTCGCGGATTTTGTTGAAATTGTCCAAGTTCTCATTATATTGTTCAATCAATGTGTCTAAATCTTTTGAAATACCTTGTCGTATAATATTTTCTTCAAATACCTGCATCGTTTGACAATTCGCACATTTAGCAATAACTAAATACCGATTAATATATTGTAAAATAGACATCGCTAAACCTTCTATGTTTTTTCCTAAAGGAGAACCTTGCGCTAAATATTCCCGGATTTCTCCGGATTCGGCTAAACATACCGACATCTGTTCAATCAATTCTACGCTTTTATACAAATGGAAAACCGATGCAGGGTATAGTTTTTTCGCCAATAATTGTCGGCATATTTTTTCTATATCGCGAAGTTCTCCTAAATATTTCCGAAAAACCGGAATAAGTGGAAGATTAGCCGGAAGTAAAAACAATTCTGTAATTCGGTATTCTTGATTTAGCCATTCTATATCACATGTTGGATGAATAAGTTGCTGTTGAAATGCGCGTTTGCCCATTGGAGAACAACACTTATTTAAAAATGCTAAAACTGATGAAAATTGCCCGGTTTGTTTTCCATCCACGGATGAATCGTCAATTATATTTAACTGTTTCAAAGTATGATTCGCCAAAATCAAGTTCTTGGAACTATTGCTAAATAACGGTAGTTCTATTTTCCGAACTAAATTGGGATTATGTTCCTGAATAAAATGCAATAGATAACAAAATGCCTGCGTTGCAATATTATATGTATGAAACTCGCCACAAACTTGCGCACTTTCTTCCCCGAAAAAAGTGGCTAAAATATGATGGATGTATTTCTGTTGTGAACATCTATTTATAATTTCGGATTGAGAACTTGCCTGGCTGTTTCTGTGTGTCAAACTTGCCCTGGCTCCGGAAAATTGCAATATCGTATTGAGAACTTGGTCATCTAAAGTAGTTGAATTGATTATAATCTCACTTGGACAATGTGTAGAAATACACCTCTCCAATTCATCAAATGTTGTTGGATTCAAGTAATAGGCCGATTGATATTCAAAAATTGCGGATTTTCCGGTGAAAATATTCGCCACAGCTACGCCACACACAAATGTATCATTCGTTGTATTTCTAATGGCCTTAAACTTTTCTACCCAGATACACATTATGTTATTGCTTATTTGCTGATTACTATCTGTATCATAGGACAGGTTTGTTCCTGCAGAATAAACGCCTTGGAGAACACGTTTCACTGTTTTCCCGTCCTTTTCTTGGACATACACAACTGCGGTATATCCAGATTCGGAAAGTTTTTGCAAATATTTTTCCAAAGTATAGTCGCGAAACCCGGCCATCATAATGGGACATTTATCCATAGTTATGTTTTTCTCAGAAATATTGAGTTGACATATTTGTGAGAACTCGGAAATATTGCTGTGTGTTATTTCGCCAGTTTTAGTGTTTTTTAAGCCATAGACTTCAAAAAATGCACCAACTTGTAATAAAACAATGGTACGTTCTCCATATTTGGATTTATAATCTCTGGTTAATTGGAAATAGTCATGTGTTATAGTTGCCATCGGTTGTGTAATAGAATATTTGTATAAATAAAACGATATATAGTGTATCATTTTAGTTTTATATTATTTTTCACAAGTATATTTTATTGAGAGGATATTTAGTATTATTTATTATATATAACTAAATACATAAAATTGAAATACATTTTTGATCTTGTATGTATAGTAGATTTAAAACCAACCTTATTATCCAAACAACCTTAGCTATTCCTGAATTACCTATAACAATGACTTCATTTACTACTACATTACCTACTACTATGCAAACTCCAGATATAGTTGAGTCTGGTATTGCATTAATACAACAAGCATTTAATAAATATGAAAATAATCCGGTTCTCAATGCGTTGTGTGATTTACATGCCAAAACGATAACTGGTCAAGACGGTAAGTTAATATCTCCATCCGACACATCAGCTGCCACATTATCGGACCAAGACTGCATTATATTTGATATGGACGGAACGCTTGCAGACAATATACCACCAGGAACACGAGGATTTCCAGAAAACCCAGAGTTATGCCGACCATTTCCGATTGCCCGCCCCGGAATGAAAGAAGCCCTTGAATATGCATTCGCCAACTTCAAACACGTATCTATATGGACAGCTGGCACAGACCCATGGTTCGGCCGTGTATTTAAAACACTATTTGAACCTGCATTACCTCCAGGTAAAAACTTCCATTTCGTCAAAACGCGCAACCCAAACGAACCATATGTTCCACTCAAGCCGCTCACCACGATATATGCGCAATATCCGGAATACACTGCCAGCAACACAGTTATAGTGGATGATAACCCAGAGACGTTTCGCGAAAACCCAGAAAATGCCGAACATATAACCTCATTCTTCTATGACCTTTTGGGGAAAACTCGCCAAGAACGTGAGCTCAGAAGAGATGAAGATATTGAGCTACTAAAACTGATTGACCGGCTCAAACTACGCAACCGCGAGTATCTCAAGAGTATTATCCAGTGCGTTCTGATTTTGCTTGGAATAATGCGCAGTGATATAGATTCAATTACTGTTCCATACTCCGCACTGCCGCCAATAGATAGCTTAAAAATCAAGCAGGTTAAACTCATTTGCAGCACAGTCTCTCCTAACCTGCACATAACCACTGAATGCATGCACAATGTGTTACATATGTCTTGGAGCGGAGAAGAAGTTGATCCAATCGTCTTTGACAAATCCGTATTTCCAGATATTACTGAGGCAAGAGGAGACAGCATTGGCAAGACACATATCCAAAAACAATGTAAAGCTGACCCGGACGCCGAATATCCCGAATATTGGCACAACCAAGTTATGTTTGATTGGTGGATGAATCGGCCGATTGAGGAAGAAGACCTTGAAAGCGAAGATATACCAGATATTGTCAGAGAGCACTATAACAAGGCATTTATGGCTGTTCCTGCTGAATATAGAGATACATCCATACCAGAAAATGACCGCAGCTATTTCAGATATTCATTTAGATATAATGCACATATTGATATTTCCGAAAACGTTAGTGTTATCGCCTGGAAATTATGTGAAAAAAAAACATTACCATCTCAGGTTGATTGGTAGTTTTATATAGTATATGTTGTATAGTATATGCCGCCTATAGTATATGTTGTATAGAGTATATGTTGTATAGTATATGTTTTGTAATAATAGTTTTTTATTGTATTTTTATTATAGCAATACGAGTTTTTTCTGTAAAATGAAAAATGATTTACAGAAAATTGAAATATATTTTATACAATATATGTATGTCATTATTCAACCAACACTTACTACTCGCAAACTCAAACGCTATTAACTATTAACCGCCTCTTAAACAATAATATATTAAAATGTCCGCTCGCAATTTCTCCAATAATAAATCTACTTCCACTACCGGCGCTCATGTTCCGCGTGCGCCTTGTTGCAAAGTATGCAAAGATGCAGGTGAACCTGAAAATGTCTATTCTAGCCACTATGTCAAAGACCGCGAAGGCAATATATCTTGCCCTAAGCTCAAAGCTATCGTGTGTCTAAACTGTGGCAAGCGTGGTCATACAAGCAGTTATTGCAAAGCTCCTATTGCAGCAAAAATGCGTGAAGATTCCAAAAAAGCAGCAGCACCTGCTAAGTCTACTAAAGTCGCTCCCGAAACCAAAAATCGCTTTGACTGTTTACTTGAAGACGATTCGGATGACGACAAACTATTAGCACGGAAGCATGCACGGCCTAAACCAGCGGCATCTGTAAAAATGCCAGCAATAAAACAAATAGAGAAAAAGGCACTTGATGTCGCTCCAATCAATGTAAGTAATGTATTTGACTTTCCCGCTTTATCTGCAGATACCAAGACATCAGCCGCTTCAGCGGTCGCTTCTGAACCAAAGGCATTCTCTTATGCCAATATGGCGGCAAAACCTATGGAACTTAAACCAGTACGCAGAGTAATAGATGTTCCTAGCCGTCAAGTAAGACCAGCATCTCCTACCACGGTTCCTCCTCCTCCTCGCTTTTATGGAAAAGCCAGTGAAATAGACTGGACTGCAACTTATGAAAGCAGCAGTGATGAAGACGATTATGACTATGATGATGAAGACTTTTAATGCCTGGTCGTATGGATTAAAAATCCATATTACCAGCATGATGCTAGATGTATGGTATATGATGCCCTCGGGCATCATACCACACACGTAGACATTAAATAACACTTGGCTGCATAGATAAAAAATCCGTATACTTGTTATGATTTGTTTGCTTTGCTTTGTAAGATATTTAATTATATAGTTTTTTTTGTTATAAAACCATCTTTCTACCTATAAAATTGAAAACTGTAAAATAGTTGTTAAATATTTCATAATTATTTAACAATATTATTACAATTTAAGTTTCATGCCTAAATATAAAAATAAAATGTCAATATCTCCCAAAGAAATAGAACTTGGCAATGGATATGGATATTTCTGCAATATTCATGATGTGGAAAATCAATGTGTGCAAAAAAATGATAGCAAATATACTAACAAATTCAATCATTTAGAAGAAATGGATCTCATTGAAAATACCGCCGATTCTGGTAATACATCAATATGTACTTGTTCAGCATTTGCATGCATTGTTATGATTTTGTTGTTTGTATTTTAATGACAATCATGATGCTAGGATGTATTATGGTATATGATGCCCGCGGCATCATACCACACATGTCTAGGCATTAAAGTAATTATATAACATATTATCTGGATTATGGTTCTCCACTTCTCCACAAACTAATAACATACTTTCATACATTTTTCGCAATACATCGTTAGTGGCTAGAGAACCTACTTTAATAAATCCTTTTTTTATCAAAACTGATCGGATTTCGTCTATAGGTATTTGTTTTAGTTTTTCCGTTTTAGTAGAAATGTTTTTCCTAACAGTTTTATTACTTATTAAAACAGATACTTTAGGAGTAATACGCGATTTACCCAATTTATAAGTTCTCCGAATTGTCTTCTTTCGTTTTCCATATTTTATTTTGTTTTTTTCTTCTGCGGCATTGGATGCTTTTACTTTTTCCATGGTTTGTTTTAATTGAGATAATCGTGGACTATCAAATATAGGTTTAGCGGGTTCAGGTTGGGTATGAATAGACGACAAAGGCGCGCCTCCGGCGATACTACCTATAGAAGACATACTCATATTTCCCAGATTAATTTGAGGTGCCGGTATCTGCAACGATGCCGCGGGTGGTGTTATAGAATCCATTGGGTCTCTTGCTCGTTGTGTTTGATTTTTCCACAAACGGTATGTAGGAAGAGAACCGCCTTTCATACATCCCCATTGTGGGTTTTGCGCCGGTGTCAGTTTTACTGACTCCATCATATTGACTGGGGGTAAATCCGTATAAACCGGTAAATCTCCGCCAGATAATCCCTCCACCGCTTTATCAAAATCCCCACCCCCAGATAAAATAGATTCGGGATTTAGCGATTTATAGTTTCGCAATGTCTGATTTATAATATAGTCATTGTCTAATTTATGAGTAACTTGGTCTGCTATCTCGGTCATATACTTTAGCGATTCTTCAAAATCATTATTGAACGAATCTGTAATAGCGGATGTATATTTTCTATCCGGAACCGTTATTTCAGGTTTAGAACCGTGCATTTTTTTGAAGTTCTCCTCCTGATTTTTTCGTATATAGTGTAATAGACGATTTCGCAATGTTTTATTGCTTTGAGGTTGTTTAGGTGTTGTGGATTTTATTTTTAGGTCTTTATTTTCTTTTGACGGTCTTTTTTTTCTGGTTGTATTTCCACTTAATGAAAATAGTTCCGGGTTAATGGAAATGGTTTTTCTTTCACTCATTATACTAATTATAATGAATGAATATAATATTTTTCTTTGCAAAGCGAATCCTTTACTAAATATACATGGAAAGCATCGCTTTTTTAATATGGTCTTCCTTTTTCCGATTTTCCAATAGCATTTCATATCCTCGGTCTAAATCCGATATATTTAGGCATTTACGTAAATCCTTAGGTTTTCCATAAATCCGACGTGAATGTGCAATTTTAGTATAGGAAAACAACATCTCCATATCTCTACCAAAACTGGGAAACTTTTCCTTCCGTTTTTCAAACCAAGAGTCGGTTATATCCGATTCACGAATGGTCCATTCGGCCTCATCCACTTTCTTTTGAAAAATACTTTTTAGTTCATTCGCATTATAGCAATCGGTCTTGAAACGCCACATAAATCGCGATTCCAGTCCCGGGTTTGCGCGGAAAAACGAATTATTTAACTCGTTCTCATATCCGGCAATAATAACCATCAAATTGTTTTTGTGGTCGCTCAATGCTTCACATAGGGTATCAATACATTCTTTGGAAAAACTGTCATCTTCGTAGCTGTTTGCCAACGAATAGGCTTCATCAATAAAGAGAACTCCGCCTAAACAATCTTGTATTACATTTTTCGTTTTTATGGCGGTTTGTCCTAAATATCCGGCAACCAAATCATTCCGAGTCACTTTTCGGAAAACGTTGTTTTTCAAAATACCCAATTTAGAATACATTGTCCCAATAATTTTAGCTATTTCGGTTTTACCGGTTCCCGGGGGACCATAGAGAACTGTATGTTTGAAATCACTCGTGTCATTAGATATATGTAGGTCTTGCATGAAATATACCAATTGGTCTAAAATAGAAGACTTTAGGGATTTCATTCCCACCATTTTGTTTAATTGTTCCAATTCGGTTTTGATATTATGCAATGACTTCAAGTCAATGTTATATTCAGTACCCTCTTTTACTGGATTATTTTCAATGAGTT